ATCATTGGTCTTATCAAATATCTGGAATACACCATTTGCATTGTTTACCGCATAGTCTGAGTTGTTATTAGTATCAATAAGGTTAAGACTTGGTGTGGTTGCATTAATAGTAAGATCATCATTGATTGTTGTCTCTTCCTCTATTGTTACCAAGCCTTCAGGATTAATGGTTAGTGCTGTATTGGTTGTTTTTAGTCTTAGGGTGCTAGAATCAACCCCTGCTTTAATAGTTAAGTTTTTATTATCTGCTGATGCAATAAGGAAGTTGTCATCAACAGAACTTACATCACCAATGGTATGACTTGCACCAACTGTGATATTGCCAGTTATTTTAGTGTTACCAAGAACATGGAGCTTTTCACTTGGAGAAGTAGTACCAATTCCAATTTTTCCTGCAAATGTAGCGTTGCCGCTGTTAAATGAATGATTGCCAGATGTATCTATTACATATCTAAATGCATTAGCACTTGCGTCCAAAACTGCAAAAGCCGCTCCATAAGAACCAACTTGGTATTCTTTGCTTTGGTCACTTTCAATTAATTTTAGGGTTGGTGTAGTGTTAGTTACAGTAAGTTCTGTACTTGCAATCGCACCAACATTAGCAGTTCCTGAAAGCCAAATGTCTTTGAATTTAGAACTTGGATTACCTAAATCAGTATCACCACTTGAATTACCACCGCCTGTACCTACTGGTATAAAGGCGTTCCATGAATCATCAATTGCAACTGCTTCATTTGCACCTGCAAAATATATTCTATCTCCTGATACACCAATACTTCCTTTCAAAGAGCTATCTTTGTAGAATGCTAAGATACTGCCATCACTTGATAAACGATTGAGGTAAAGTGCTGTGTTTCCATCTTTTACAAAATGCCCACCCCCAACAAGATTACTACCTTGAGTCCCAAAATCTCCGCTAGTTTTACCAACTAGAAACAGACCACTACTATCAAACCTAGCTCTTTCACTTCCACCAGTAGCAAAAGCAATAGTGTTGTCAGTATTAGGATTAAACATACCTGTATCAACATCACCATTAAATGAGTAAGCTGGATTAGATGCAACTCTTCCTGAGTTTGTTGCTTGTATAAATGCTTCTTTAGAGTTACCAACTCCTACTTGCACATTACCATTTACATGAAGTTTTGAAGCTGGCGAACTTGTGCCTATTCCAACTTTTCCATTTGATGCAATTCTCATCAACTCAGAAGTGCTATTAGAGAAAGCATATCCTGCTGCTGTGTTATCACTTGTAAACTCGTGAATTGCACCAGTTAAACTTGGTTTAATTATTAAAGTTCTACCTGCTGTATTATCAGTTAAATGAATACCGCCACCGCTATTAACTTCTAAGGCTGCATCAGGCGAAGTTGTGCCTATGCCCAAACTTTCAGCACTAGCATCCCAAAACAAACCTTGAGTTGAGCCTGTATCGTCATAGAAGGAGATGTCTCCGCCTTCAGTTATTCTAAATGTTTGAACATTTCCTACATCTATTTGAAATCTTGGAGCTGATCCTACATTACCACCATCAACATCTAATAACGCAACGCCATTTAAATCAGAATATATATTTAAGAAAGAACTGTTACTGCCGTTTCTAATTGATATATTAGATGAGGTATTTCCACTATTAACAGACAACCCCTCAGTAGAAATAGTTCCTGTTACATTTATTCCTGTTGAGGTTGTGTTAAGTTTTTGATTAGCATTGTGATATAGATTTACACTACCACCATCATAAGCTACCAAATAATTAGCACCTACTGAATTACTTATAACTAGTGATGTGCCTTGTAAATACAAATTTCCTGTGCCATTTTCTTTTATATAACTATTACTACCATCGTGATAAATCTGTAAGTCATTAGAAGCACCAAACTGTGCTTTATCATTGTCACCTAATACCAAACCATCACTTGTAACTGTTCCTGTTACGTCTAAATTACCACCTGCGAATACATTACCACCATAAGGCAAAAGACGAAGTTCGTCTGTTGTTGTGTTGGTCATTCTTATAAATTCTGTGTTATGTACCCAAACTCTAAGTCTTTCGTCTTGGTCTTCAGTTATATAAGTTAAACCATCTGTATCAAAAGCAACTTTATTGCCTGTAGGAATTGTTATGTTTCCTGTTACGTCTATTCCTGAACTGGTTGTAGCTAGTTTAGTAGAGCCTTGTCTTTTAAGTGTTAATTCACCACTACCAGTATCAATTTGTCCACCAGTTCCAGTTGTAATTAATCTTAAATCGTAATCATCTGTGTTTGGTCTTTTTAAATCTATAAAAGAGCCAGAAACTCCACCAACCTCTATAGAGCCAAAACCTGAAGAATTTACACTAAAGCCCTGACCGCTAACAGTCCCGCTTGAAGATATATTACCTGAATTGATAGTGCCAACAGTTATATTTGGAGTACCTGATAAGCCTATAGCAGTTATACCTAATGCATTTATTTCAGCTTGTGTTTGATCTGTAGTTGCACCTGCTTCTATACCATCTAGCTTAGTTCCATCTGTGGCTATATCTCTACCATCAACTGTGCCTGTAACGCCTATGTTTCCCGACACATTTATCCCAGAGCTAGTAGTTGCGATTTTAGCTGAACCATTGTTGTATAGGGTTACTGCACCGCCATTGATAGCTTGTAAATAATTTTGTGTGCCATTTGGAATCTGCATTTCAATATTGGCTGCTTGGATTTTTAAGTTACCTGTACCTGTTTCTTTTATGACACTATGGTTGTTTCCAGACTCATGGTAAATCTGTAAATCTGAATCACCAAACTCTATTTTTTTATTATCTGGAATTTTTATAGTGTGTGAAAAATCAAAATTATCAAAATTAGTATTCCAAAGAATAGTTGCATCATTACCTGCACTTACAGCATCTTGAATAGTAATACCTGCACCATTAGCTGAAGCAGACGAATCACCTGTTGAATAGTTAAGGGTAATGTTTTTGTCTTTTACGTTTAGATCATCTGTGTTTACAGTTGTAGTAGTACCTTGAACTGTTAGATCCCCAGTAACAACCAGGTTAGCCATTTGTGAATTACCAGTAGAGGTAATTGCACCAGAGCTGATAGTACCTAAAGTGACATCATCACTATTTTCTATTTTTGTGCCTAGTTGTGTTTGTATGCTACCTGTTACACCATCTACATAATTTAATTCAGTAGCAGTTGCGGTAATTGCTGTACCGCCTAAAGAAAATGTACCAGTGACATTTAGCGTTCCACCAACTGCTAAAGTTTTTCCTGATCCAACATTAAGACCAATGCTACTACCAGTACCATCTGCTTTAAAAATTGCATCAAGAGAGTCTAAGTCAGCGTTAAGCGAAATACCCCAGGTATCCTCTGCTGCACCTGGTTCTGGTTTTGTTAAGTTTAGATTGGTTGTATATGTATCTGCCATTTAAGCTGCCTCTTGTTTGTCAAGTGTTTCCCAGTTCGTAGATGGATTGGTTGCGTCTGTCCAAGTATTGCTAGGAGCTGTATTTTCTGTCCATGTTGCTGATGATACAACTATCTCTTGCCAATTCTCACTACCAACAACTTGGTCTGTCCAGTCTTCGCCTGGAACTATTATGTCTTCCCATTTTAAACCACCGACTGCATTAAAGCCACTTGTTTGGTTGATGGTGGCTTCCATCTTCTTGAATACTTCAGACTGTGCAGATACGTTAGATACTGCTGCGATAGTAACTTTACCTAGGTCTGTGTCTTTTGCTATCGCTATAACATTAGATGTTGCAGCTATAGTTGCACTTCCTAGTTCGGTATCTCTGCCTACCGCATCAAAGTCTGATACAGCTTGGATAGTTGCTTGTAACTGTTCAGCATCCCTAGCGATTGCTGTAACATTTGATACTGCTGATATGGTTGCAATACCACCACGCTTTCTACTACCAATACTTGTAAAGTTAGTAACCGATTGTATGGTTGCAGACGCTATCTCTGTGTTAGCACCAACAGCTAAGAAGTTTGTGTTTGCCTGTATGGTTGCAGACTCTTGAAATAGTATTCTGCCAAATCCTGTTAAGTTAGAATTTGCCTGTATGGTTGCTACACCTGATACAGTATTTCTAGCAGTTGCGCCAGATGTTGCGGATACGGTTGCTTCAGCTTGAAAAGCTAAATCGTTAAATTTTGACCTGGAATAATAGCCTTTGTTATAGCCTATACTGGCCATGACGTTAAGCTAATGTTACGTCTAAATCACCAGCGTTAAATCTAAATACATCTCCTGTGCTTACAGTCTTGGAAGCGTCTAGGTTAGCGTATGCTAATAAGTTTCCAGATGTTGATGCGTCTAAAATACCAACTGCTACGATAGTTCCTAAGTTTGCAGTTGCAGTAGGATATTCAATCGCTGATGGGTTGGTTGCGGTAGTTGGGTTAGTACCAGATACATTGAATGTACTTGATCGTCTTACATAGCCTCCACCTGTTGCTTCAGTTCCACCGCCTGTATCAGTTGGTGCTACTGTATATAAAGCAACATACAATGTTGTGGGTGCTGTATAAGCATTGCCACCAAAGACATGCTCTAAGACCTTGTCTTCTAAATAATCACTAAATCCAGCCATTCTATTCTCCTAATTATTTTTAAAAATATAAGTATTTCTGCCAGTTTTGCCGTAAGTTTTTCGTCTTTGCATTAAAGATCCCTTACCAAACTCTGCCTTCTCTTGTTCCATTCTAATCTCTTCTATGGCCTTTTCAAACTGTGATGAGAATAAAGCAACCCTGTCATCTTCCATAAGGAATATAGAGGCATGCTTTAAAGCACCATATAAGTATGCGTCTGGATATGATGTAGAAATAAAATTCGTTGTATTCGCATCACTTAGCGCATCTATAGAGCCGTAGTATGTTAATTGTAACGTATAACTTGAGTCTGGTGTAGGTGCTAATTCAATTGTATTGTCTACCAATGCAAAGTAAACAGGTTGGCCTGTAGCATTACCTTTGCTTTTTCTATAAACATCCATTGATTCTATAGACTGTTGGAACAATGGGCTAAAGTCGTTGCTATCTATTTGCACATTGATAGCCTCTAACCAATCAGTTGGTAATGATAAATACTGGCCATCTGCTGTTGCAGTAGCTCTTTTTACCATGTCTTTATTTCTTAATCTTCTATTTAACTCTGCCTCTGTTGCATCAATGAAAAAATCTAACTGGTTAGTCAAATCAGATCTATTAAGAAAACTTGCAATGTTAGTTTTTAATTCATCGTATGTCATACTTTACCTTTCCATGTTCTAAATGGTTTGTTGTCTGAATGGTTTAACCAGTCTTTCCATTTTGCTGAATCTTGCGCCCATCCTTCTCTTAATGCTTTCTGATATACAACCATTGGAACTTCTGCTATATGTCTAAGATCTTTGCCTGGAGTTTGTTCAGATAATTGTTTTACATATTCTAAAGTAGGATCAACATCCTGTTTAGTATGGTATATAAACTTATTATCTTCTGTTGCAAATACAGATTTAAAGTTTCTTTTATGATCTATAACTGTGGTTTTTGCCATGCTTAATTTTAGCACAAAAAAAAGGGAAGCCGAAGCCTCCCTTAAAGTTATTGACTAACTCTACTAAGTAGTTAAGTCAGCAACGATGCCGTGTGCAGCTTCGTTACCTACTTCCAAACCGAATTCTACTAAGAGCATCTTCGAAGTTGCATCCCCTACTGTAGCGATATCAACTGTTTTAAAGTCTCTTAGGTAAGAAACTTTAGCATATTCTGGATCTACTAATAATAGTGATCTTTCTCTACTGAAGTTAGATGGAATGATTTTCAACTCACCAAAGTCTGAAGCATAAATAGAAACAGAAGCCTCTACTGTGTTTGCATCAACCATTTGTCTTGCTGAAGTTCTACCTGTGAAGCCAGATATTTTTTGCTTATTAACTGGGCCACAGATTGCTAATGAAGGCTCGCCACCATTAGAGAAGCAAGACTGTAATACAGACTTTAATAATGCTTCTGTTAAAGCTCTTTGAGTTCCGTCTGTTGGAGCTGTACCACCACCAGTAGGTGCGCCTGATGCTGCTTTACTGTAATTGGATTTTATCCAAGATTCAAATCCACCAGTTTTTCTAGCTGTTGTTGCGTTACCAGTTGTTTTACCACCATTTTGACAGAGAGCTGTTTCCATGTCTCTTTTCAATGCTTTAGCCATAATAGCTAATTGATGAGCCATTTCTGACTTCTTACCAGCTGGATCAGATGCTTGTTGAGAACCAGATACAGTTGCATCTCTTGAAGAGATCATTGCAACATTGCTAACTCTAGTTGTAGCAGTAGAAGCTGAAGTAGCTCCGTCTAATCTAAAGCCTTCTAGTTCACCAGCTGCATCAACAGTTGGTAGGGTTTCTGTTTGCCAATCAAAAACTACGTTCTTAATTGAGTTTTTTCCAATTGCAGACATAAACGGAGTTGCTTGTGGAGAGATGTTATAAATAACGTCACTTAGTTGCTCTCTATCAGCAGTCGCGCTGTATGTATCAAATGCGTTTGTTACTTTAGCCATGATATTTTCCTATGTTTAAAAGTTTATATAATTTGTTCAAATAATTTAGCCGCATCCTGGACTTTGCCAGTTTTAGCTAACCTTCGATGCGCTCTTTTTACAGGTGTTGAACTTTTAGGTACATTTGAAGTGCCAGGTCGGGCGGTTCGAGCTGCCGCTTTCTTTTCAGTTGGTTTTACTTTAGTAGCTTGCTGTGTCTTATGTTGTAACCATGCGTTTCTTAAACCAAGTAAAACTCGGTAGTCGTAAACGCTGTCCATCTCTTGAGATGAATAGCCTAAAACATTAACACCATAATCCCGAATAGCATTTTTTTCTTTAACTGCTATTTCGTTGTCTTGCCATTCTGGAATTTGTGTTAGCAATTGTTCATTACCGTACTTGACGAACTTTTCAAGTTCTTCATGTTGCTTAGCAGCTTGTTCCTGTTGGAGTCTAGTTGCTTCAGCTTCTGCGGCTTGTAACCTTTGCTTCTTCTCATTCCATAAGTCTTTTTCACGGACATAGGCAATAGGATCAGTATCATAAAGTGCATTCCAATCTGGCTCGTTTCCTAACTCGCCTTTCAAAGTCGCTTCCAGTTTTGGTAACAACTGCGAATAAATTGCATCTTTTTGAGAAACCTCTTTTTGTTGAGCTTCAATAGCTTTACGCTGTTCAGCTAACTCTTGAGTTTTTCTCGTATAATCTCTTTGGCGACTGTATCCACTTTGGAGTTCTTCAAGCGTGACCTGGGTATCTTCACCATCTACTTTAATAGTATATAGCTGTGGTTGCTCGGACTCCTCTACTTCAACTTGATCTTCTTGAGGTTCGTCTTCATCTTCTTCAAAGTCGTCTTCTAGGTCTTCGTCTTCTTCAATGATTTCATCATCTTCAATGACTTCGTCTTCGTTGACTAATTCTTCTGATGGTTGTTCTAGTTCGTTTTCTGGTTGTTCCGATGGAGTCAAAAAACTTTCGAAAGATTGTTCTGTCTGTTCTAAATTTGTTTGTAAACCAATCGGCTTTGCGTTGTTGGTCATATTCATTCCTTAAAAATGTAAAGTAGTATTTTAACAATACTAAATTAAATTTTACACAACTTTATGCAATCTTCCTAGTTGTGACTTTGTGATCTTACCCTTCTCTACTATTATTCGTAAATTTTTTTCTATTTCTGGTAAAAGTTTGATTGCTTTGTGTAAATTTTCTCTTTTATTTATATCACTGTCTTTAGACAATAACCATAAATTTATGTAATCTTCTTTGAGATTGTTTACAGCGTGTTTGAATGTTTCTGAGTTTAGAATTAACTCTGCTTCGTTTGAACTTAAGATATCTTCTTGTGAGGGCATATTAACCTATGTTGTCTATTAGTCTTTGTAGTCCAGAATAATCAAAACCTTGATAGCCACTTTTACCAACTTCTTGTTGTGTGTAGCCTTGAGGCATTTGTGATGAATAGCTTTGACCTTGGCTAATCATATTGTCTACGTTAGAACCATCTGCGATTGATCTAGCATAATCTAAACCAGATGAATAAGTGTTATCTGGAATCATAGAATTAAACATATTTAATCCATCAATGTTTGTTCCAAAGTAATCATAAAAATCAAAATCCCTTATTGGACTTCTATCTCTGTCGTCATACTTAGACATTTCAATAGGCTCTGGCTCTGTGTTTGCAAATAAACCTTTTGGTATGTTTTCAAAGTTCATTCCTGCTGGGCCAATGGTTTGTCCAGGATTAAAGTCTTCTTTTATAAAGTCGTTAGCAATACTAAAACCAGGTTGTCTATTGCTAGACATTTGGTTTGTTACTGCTGGTAGTGTTGGTACGTTTTGTATCTGCGGTGCATCTACAGCAGGAGTGATTGCGTAAGATGGTATGTAGTTTAGATTTGTATTTAAGTGATCGTATCCTGGCATAATTAATTCCTAGTGTGCTATTAGTTTATCAATTTTTTCGTCTAATTTGTCTAGTCTGTCAAAAATTCTTTGCATGTCTAAATGCAAGTCTTGTTTGGTTGCGTAGCGTGTAGGTATTTCTTCTCTTGTTTTATTGATCAATATTTCAACCCTTTTGACATCAGCAGCGTTAGTGCGGATGCTGTATATAATAGGAACATAAACGAGAGTGATAATCGCGTTCCAAAATAAAATAGGGTTGTCCATCAATAACTCCAAATATGCGGCCTTGGTCTGTTTTGTTTTTCTTCCGAGATGTCTAAGTGTATAAAACGAGCATCTCCTTTTTGATTCACACCAACGCCAGTAAATCCATAATCTTTAGCTTTTGATACTATGTTGAGTGCTTTGC